TCACCCGCCGGCAAGCCGCCCGGCGCGAAGAAGAAAGTTGACCATTTGGCCGATACCGCCGACCTCGGCGCATTTGGTCACCGCTGTCAGCTCCCAAAGTTCCTCCACGGCGTCCGCGGCGCCCTCGATCACCGGGTCGCCGCCGGTGAGCAGCAGGACCGGGAGGCTCCGGTCGTAATCCGCGACCGTCATCAACACGTGGCAGCCGTCCTGGCCACGGCGATCGAACTCGGCAATCAAGGCCATCGGCCGAAAATCCCTCAAGACGCAGGCCAGGTCCAGGTCGCTCCCGACACGCTCGGCCGAGATGTCCAGGAACTCGCAGACCTCTTCCAGGGCGGAAGACACGAGCGATCCGTCCTCCAGAACGAGAACGAGCGCCTGGCTGGGCCGTGCAGCCGCATGGCCGTCGCTCATCACGGCGATCGGTGCCGCGATCTCGTTTTCCATGAAGCTCATCGCTTTTCCCTCCCACACGAAGCTTTTTGGCCCGGGCATGGCGCAAGTCAGTGCGCAGGCTGGTTACGGCCGCGTTAAGACAGGCAGGGCCGGTAGGTTTGGAATCCCGCCTGACGTTCGGTGCACGCCAGTGCATGCTGGGAAAAACGGTGCCCGATAGGAAAAAAGGCTTGCCCACCTGCCCCAAAAAATCGTATGAATTACGGCATGATGGCGGGATGCATACGAGGCGGGACGGTTCTCCCCGCTTTCCTCCCCCGATGACACAGCAATCCCCTTTGACGCCTCTCGCGATCCTGCTCCAAGTGATGCGGGACAAGTGGGACGCTGGCGACCATGAGGGCGCGGTGGCCATCGCGAAGGTCGCCGCGCCCTACATGCATTCGCGTCAACGTCCCGCTTCGGCCGCCAACCCGACTTCCCTGGAAGTGGACCGTCTGAGTGATGCCGAGCTCTCTCTCCAATTGGCAGAGGCTCGAAGGCGAGAGCGCCCAACGTCAGACGATCCGCAGCAGCCTGACTGAGTGGGCGGCTGTTGCACTTGCTGCCGCCGGCCAGGCACCGGCGGCACACCATCGGCTGCTGATCAAGGAGCTGGAAAGCCTCAGCCACGGCGAGACCGATCGCCTGATGGTCCTGATGCCGCCTGGATCGGCAAAATCGACCTACGCCTCGGTGCTGTTCCCGGCCTGGTGGTTCACACAGCATCCTCGTTCATCGATCATCGCGACGTCGCACACGGCCGACCTGGCGGAGCACTTCGGCCGTCAGGTGCGGAACCTGGTCCTGGAGCACGGCCCACGCCTGGGGTACGAGCTGGTGCCCGACAAGCGGTCCGCGGGACGTTGGCAGACTTCGTGTCGCGGCGTGTATCTCGCGGCCGGCATCCGCGGCCCCATCATCGGGCATCGCGCGGACCTTGCGATCATCGACGACCCGATCAAGTCCCAGGCCGAGGCTGACAATCCCGGCTTCCGGGATCACGTCTGGGGCTGGTACCGGTCCGATCTCAGCACCCGGCTGAAACCGGGCGCCAGGGTCCTGCTGATCATGACGCGCTGGCACGAGGACGATCTGGGCGGGCGCCTGCTCGCCCAACAGCGCGACCAGTGGCGCGTATTGCGGCTGCCGGCGCTTGCCGAAGCCGACGATCCGCTTGGACGCGCCCCAGGAGCACCGCTCTGGCCTGATTGGGAGAGCGCCGCCGAGCTAAACCGCAAGCGCGGCTCGATCGGCGAACGCGCGTGGTCCGCGTTGTTCCAGCAGGCGCCAAAGCCGCTGGAAGGCGGCCTGTTCAAGGTGCCGCGGCTGGAATTTGTGGACGCTCCGCCCCCGCCTGCCAGCGGGGTCGTTGTGCGCGCCTGGGACCTTGCGGCCACGCAGGCGTCCGGCGGCAACGACCCGGACTGGACGGCCGGGGTCAAGCTGCTGCGAGACGCCTCCGGACGATACACGGTACTCGACGTGTCCCGTCTGCGCGGCACACCACGCGAGGTGGAGGCTGCCATCGTGGCGGCCGCACGCGCCGACGGCACGAACGTGACGATCGGGCTACCGGAAGATCCCGGCCAGGCGGGAAAAAGCCAGGTGTCCTATCTGGCGACTTTGCTCACCGGCTATCGGATCACCGCATCGCGCGAGACCGGCGCCAAGCTGACGCGCGCCATGCCGGTGGCCTCGCAGATCGAGGCGGGAAACGTTGCACTGGTCCGGTCCGCCTGGACCGACGCGTTTCTGGAAGAACTTCGCGACTTCCCTTACGGCCGCAAGGACGATCAGGTCGATGCGTTGTCGCGCGCCTTCGCGATGGTGACCGAGCTTGGCCGTCCCGCGCGGCGTCTTAACGTGCCGCTGCTCGCCCGATAGCAACGCCGACCAAAAAGGCACAAGATGTTCGAAACGATACTCGACCTGACGCCGCGCGACCCTGACTATGCGCCGCGCACGCGAACGCTGGACATCCTGCGGCGTGTCCTGGACGGGCGCTTCTACGACGTGCTGCCCTACCAGTTTCATGAGGAACGAGGCGCGGGCGGCGAGTACATCCCGCTGCGCAACCGTCGTCCGAGCGTGCGGTACGCCCTGTCTCGCGTCGTCGTCGAGGACAGTGTGTCGCTGCTGTTCAGCGAGGGTCACTTTCCGACCATAGACTGCGCCGACCACACGGTGCGCGATGTCTTCGCCGATCTGGTGAAGGAGAGCCGGCTCAACCTGATCATGACGGATGCGGCGATTCGCGGCTCGATCGGCTCGGTGGCGGTGCTGATGCGGGTTCTGCGCGGGCGGGTGTTCTTCAATGTCCTAGACACGCTGTTCCTGCAGCCATCCTGGAACCCGAACGAGCCGGATACCCTCGCCGGCGTCACCGAACGCTACAAGGTTCCAGGCAGTCTCCTGGCCACGAACGGTTACGACATCGATGATCCCGCCGCGGACTATTGGTTCACGCGGACATGGGACCAGCAGGCAGAGACCTGGTTCCTCCCGACTGCCACCGACAGCGACGAGTCGCCACTGATCGACGAGGCGCGGTCAGTTAGGCACGGGCTGGGCTTTGTCCCGATCGTCTGGATCAAGAACCTGCCCGGACCGTCGGCAACCGGCGACGAGAGCGACGGCGCCTGCACCTTCCGCGCCGCCATCGAGACGCAGATCGAAATCGACTACCAGCTCAGCCAGGCCGGGCGCGGACTGAAATACAGCAGCGATCCCACCCTGCTTATCAAGGAACCTGCGACGACCGACAGCGAAGTCGTGAAGGGCGCGGGCAATGCTCTGGTCGTCAGTGAAAAGGGGGACGCAAAGCTGCTGGAGATCGGTGGCACCGCATCCGCCGCCGTGATCGACTATGTGCGCACCTTGCGGGAGCTGGCGCTGGAGAGCGTTCACGGCAACCGTGCCAGCGCTGACCGGCTGACCGCGGCGCAATCCGGCCGCGCGCTGGAATTGATGAACCAAGGACTCATCTGGCTCGCCGACAATCTTCGGACGAGTTACGGCGAGGGCGCGCTGCTGGCACTCGCGCATATGGTTCTGCGCGCCTCTCAGGTCTTCCGGCTCCGGGTCATGGGACGCGACGTCCCGCGGCTCGATCCCCACTCTCGGCTGTCCCTGAAATGGCCGCGCTGGTACCCGCCGACCGCGGAAGATCGCCAGCGCGATGCGCAAACGCTGAGTACGCTCGCCAACGCCGGCCAGATCAGCCGGGAGTCGGCGGTGAAGGCCATCGCCGACACGTACGACATCGAGGACGTGTCGCAAGAGCTGGCGCGCATCGCCGCCAATCGCAAGACCACCAGGAAGAACTGATGTCAGACACTGCCCAATCGACCGACCAGTCCACGGACCCCATCGCCGAGCTGCGCGAGCACGCGGAGGCGCTCGAACGCCGGCTGAGCGAGGTGACGCAGCAGGCGGACGCACGCCTCATTCGCGCCGAGCTGAAAGCCGAGGCGTTGCATGCCGGCATGGTCGACCTCGATGGCCTGAAGCTGATCGACGCAGCGGACTTGAAGCTGCTGCCCAGCGGCGAGGTCGAAGGCGCGGCGGAGCTGATGACCAGGTTGAAACGCGCCAAGCCCTGGCTGTTCGGCGGCAAATCGTCTTCCAGCCACGCCACGCCGCCTCCAGCGCAACCGCCGCGTCAAAAGCTGGCCACGGAAATGACCGACGACGAATACCGCACCGCCCGAGCCGCCTTGCTCAAACACCGACCCTGAACGCCGCACGTTCGAACAATCACACGCCATATCAAGGAATCGTTGAATGGGCATCCAGAATTTTCCCGCAGCCTTGCAGCCGATCATCCAGCAAGGATTCCTGCAGCGGGAGTTCCAGCAGGCGCTACGCTCGCGGATCGGCTATCGCGCCTGCGCCGATCGCGAACAAATTCCGGCAGGCATCGGCGAGACCCTCACCAAGACCCGTGCCGGGTTGAAGCCCACAGTCACGACGCCACTGCCGCCTAACACCAACACGAACCTCGATAACGGCCTTACCCCGGCGGGCTGGGGCGTCGAGCAGTATACGCTGACGATCAACCATTACGCCGCGACCACCGACCTGAACATGGTCACCAATCTCGTCGGCATCGCTTCGCAATTTCTACAGAATGCCTATGTCAACGGCGAGCAGGCTTCACGGAGCCTCGACGAGCTGGCGCGCAACGCTCTGTTCAACTCTTACTTCGGCGGTAATACCCGGGTTCGCGTTACGCTCACAGCCGCAGGACCGGCTATCTCGGTCGATGACATTCGCGGGTTCCAGACGGCGTTCGTTAACGGCGTGCAGCAGGCGGTGAGCAGCTCCAACCCACTGACCGTGACTGTTGGATCGAACGCCTACTCCCTGGTGGGCGCGGCGGCCGATACGACCAACGTCTCGACCGCGCCGAATGGTGTCTCCGGCGTCTTCACCTTTGCGACCAATGTCACCGTCGCCGATGGCACGCTGGGCAATTCCGTGCAGGCGTCCAACGCGTCGGTGATCGTCAGGCCATCCGCTCGCGGTAATACGTTGCAGCTTGCGGCGGGTGATACGCTCACCATGTCCTGCCTCCTGGATGCCGTCGCCAAGCTCCGGCAGAATGCCGTCCCTGATATCGGGGGGCTTTACAACTGCTATCTCGACCCGGTTTCAGCGCGACAGCTTTTCGCTGACCCGGACTTCAAGCAGTTGTTCCAGGGTGCAAGCTCGGCGAACCAGGTGTTCCGCCAGGGCATGACCAATGATTTCCTCGGGCTTCGGTTCGTTCCGACCACGGAGGCCTTTGTCCTGCCGCACCCGACGCTAAGCAACCTGAATGTCCGGCGGCCGATCATTTGTGGCCAGGGCGCGCTGATCGAGGGCGACTTCGCCGGCATGGCGCACGAAGACGTGGCGCCGAAGGACTCGATCGTCACAATGGTCGATGGCATCGCCATGGTGACCCGCGAGCCGATCGACCGGCTGCAACAGATCATCGCCCAGTCCTGGTATTGGATCGGCGGGTTCTGCACGCCGTCCGACACGACGACCAATCCCACCACCATACCAACAGCAACGAACGCCGCCTTCAAGCGGGCGGTGATGGTCGAGCACATCGGCTGACGAAAGGGGACGGAACAGACATGGCCATTGGTTCCATCACGCCGTTCCGTCCCACCGGAACGGCTTCTCTCAGCGCCGGCACGACGTCATCGAACGTCGCGCTGGCGGGCGGCGGCGAATCGGTGGTGGTGACGAACACCGCCACTTCGCTCGCCTACGTCCGTTTCGGAGCAGACCAGACGGTCGCCGCCACCAACGCCGACATGCCGGTGCTGCCGAACACCCGCGTGATGCTATCGGTGAACAGTCTCATCGCCTACGCCGCAGCAATTCTTACCACTGGCAGCGGCACGGTCCTGTTCAGCCGCGGCGACGGGTCGTTCCTGTGAACCCGCTGACCGACGCTGAAAAGACCGATATCCGGCGCTTCTGCGGGTACCCGGCCTATGGTGCGGCCGGGGTCTCGCTGCAGAGCTGGCGCTTCTACCAGGCTTACGGGCTGCTGGAGTTCCGCATGACCAACCTATCGGACTCCGAGTTGGCGATCGCGCGGCGCTATCTCGGGTCGTTGACGTTGCTTGAGTTTGCCGTTCCCCGGTCGGGCGAGAACCTCGACACCGACCAGGCGGCGGTCTGGACCCGCAACGCCAATGAACCGCGCGACCGGCTGCGGCTGTTCACCGAGTGGTGCCGCCGCCTGTGCGGGTTCCTGGGCGTGCCGCCAGGCCCCGCTTTGGCCGACAATGGTCTGGTCCTGGTGGTCTGA